AAGTAGCTTATTTACAGAAAGGATCGAATATAAACCTTTTGAATATCCAATTTATTACACCGAGGGCTGGCTCAAACAAGCCCAAGCTTTTTGGCTGCACACTGAAATCTCGATGCAGGGAGACGTTAAAGATTGGAACGAACATCTTAACTCTTCTGAAAAGAACCTAGTAGGTAACATTTTGTTGGGCTTTGCTCAAACTGAATGTGCAGTATCCGATTATTGGACCGGCATGGTCACCAAATGGTTTCCTAAGCACGAGATCAAACAAATGGCAATGATGTTTGGGTCGCAAGAGACAATACACGCGGTTGCATATTCTTACCTAAACGAGACTCTAGGTCTTGAAGATTTTAAGGCTTTTTTACATGAACCTGCAATTGCAGAAAAGTTCGAGTTCCTGATAGACACCAGAGCAGACTACACACATGAAGACCTTGCTGAATCTGCTGATGCTAGAAAAGACGTTGCCCGTTCACTGGCCATATTTTCTGCTTTTGCTGAGGGAGTTTCTCTCTACTCATCCTTTGCCGTTCTCTATTCTTTTCAAATGCGAAACATGCTTAAGGGAATAGGTCAACAGATGAAATGGTCAGTTCGTGATGAATCTCTACACTCAAAGATGGGTTGCCAGTTATTTCGTCACATGTGCGAAGAATATCCAGAATTGTTAAATTCAGTACAATCTCAAGTGGAGACTGCAGCTCGTCTAATTGTCGAAATGGAACTTAAGTTTATCGACAAGATGTTTGAGATGGGAGACCTTGAAAATTTAAAGGCTCTCGATCTAAAGGAATTTATTAAAAAACGTGCAAACGAAAAGCTTAATGAATTAGGTTATGCTTCCATCTTTGATCATGACGAGGAGGCTACCTCCAAGCTAGACTGGTTTTACCATCTTACTGGTGGACATACACACACCGACTTTTTTGCAACCAGACCGACCGATTACTCAAAGGCCGGCGAAAACGAGGACTGGGACGAGACCTCACTATTTAATTAAAACATCAATAAAAAATGGAAAATACAAAAATAAACCACGGCTCCGACTTGGGCTGGGAGTTAGGAGTCCACTTCCCAGTATGGGCAAACACGGAAGTCTATGTTAAAACTGTCTCTCGAGGCTATTTACTTAAAGGGGAAACCCCAAAGGACGCTTACTGGCGAGTATCAACCGCTGTTGCAAAACGACTTCATAAACCAGAGCTTGCTTCCAAGTTTTTTGATTATATGTGGAAAGGTTGGTTAAACCTTGCAACACCAGTCTTTTCAAATACTGGAACTGAAAGAGGCCTTCCTATATCTTGTTTTGGAATTGATGTTGGCGATTCAGTATACGAAATAGGTAACAAAAACTTAGAGATGATGCTCTTAGCCAAGCACGGTGGAGGAGTAGGAATCAGTGTCAACCAAATACGACCGGCTGGCTCAAAGATCTCACAAAATGGCACCTCCGATGGAATCGTTCCATTCTGTAAGATATACGATTCATCCGTATTGGCCACTAATCAGGGATCCGTTCGTCGCGGAGCAGCCTCCGTAAACCTAGATATTGAACATGGAGATTTTTGGGAATGGCTGGAGATTAGAGAGCCTAAAGGTGATGTTAATCGCCAATGTCTTAACTTACACCAGTGTGTTATTATCTCCGATGAGTTTATGCAAAAAATAGAACAGGGAGACAAAGAGGCACGTCGTCGATGGACGGCAGTCATTCGCAAGCGTAAAGCAACAGGTGAGCCATATATTATGTACAAGGGTAATGTAAATCGCCAAGGCCCAGAGGCATACAAGAAAAATGGATTAAAGGTTTATATGACCAATATTTGTTCAGAAATTACGTTACACACTGATGAAAACCACTCCTTTGTTTGTTGCCTGTCTTCCTTAAACCTGGCAAAGTACGACGAGTGGAAAGATACTGATTTGGTTTATACTGCTACTTGGTTTTTAGATGGAGTGCTTGAAGAATTTATTCAGCGCGCAAAATATATGCGAGGTTTTGAAAATTCCGTGCGTTCTGCAGAAAAGGGCAGAGCACTTGGGCTTGGCGTTTTGGGCTGGCACACTTATTTACAAGAAAAAAATATCCCGTTTGACTCAATTACTGCTCAATTTGAAACCAGAAAGATTTTTTCTCAAATCAAAATAGAGAGCGAACGAGCCAGCCGTGACCTGGCCAGGGAGTATGGAGAGCCGTTATGGTGCGTTGGTACAGGTATGAGAAACACCCATTTGCGAGCGATTGCGCCAACTGTTTCTAACTCAAAACTTGCCGGCAATGTTTCTGCTGGAATCGAACCTTGGGCAGCCAACGTATTTACTGAACAAACAGCAAAGGGCACGTTTATCCGAACAAATCCAACACTGGACCGTGTGCTAGAAAAGATTGGCAATAATACCAAAGAAACTTGGGACCAGATCCTAGCCGACGGTGGCTCGGTACAGGGACTTGCTTGCATGGAAAACTATGTCGTTAAACTAGGTGAAAAAACAAATCCAATCAGTATCAGCAAGCTGGCAAAGCTTCCAGAAATAGAAAAATCTCTATATGTTCCTCTAAAAGAAGTGTTTCTTACCTTCAAAGAGATAAATCAATTGGAACTGGTCCGTCAAGCAGGTATTAGACAGCAATATATTGACCAATCAGTCTCTCTTAACCTAGCTTTTCCTACTGAGGCTGAGCCAAAATTCATCAACCAGGTTCATTTAGAGGCATACTCAGCAGGAATAAAAACTCTATATTACATGAGAACAGAATCTGTGCTTAGAGGAGATATTGCAATTAGAGCAACTCAAGACTGCCTTTCCTGTGATGGTTAATTTTAACCACTTCCTATAATCTAATAAAAAAGCAGCAATATACATGCTGCTTTTTTTATTTTAGATAAATAATCCAGATGAAACACATTAAAATATACGAACAAGCGCAACCTACCCACAAAGTTACTCGTAGAGAGGACGGCACTATTGAGCGCGAGAGATGGTACCTCAACGACAAACTGCACCGAGAGGACGGGCCTGCCTGGATCGTGTACCGACCGGGCGGCACTATCTCTTCCGAGACATGGTGCCTCAACGGCAACCTGCACCGAGAGGACGGACCTGCCAACATCGTGTACCAACCTGATGGCACTATTGAGCGCAAGGTGTGGAGACTCAACGGCAACCTGCACCGAGAGGACGGACCTGCCTGGATCGTGTACCGACCGGCCGGCACTATTCAATACGAGGAGTGGTACCTCAACGGCAACCTGCACCGAGAGGACGGGCCTGCCTGGATCGAGTACCAACCTGACGGCACTATTGATTACGAGGCGTGGTATTGGCATGGAAAAGACACAGAAGTTACCTCTCTACAAGAGTTTGAAGCCTGGCAGTACCTAAAATCAGTTGGGCTAGTATAAATAATTAAGATATGACAAAATACATACATAATTACCGACGTTTTCTAATTGAACAGGACCTTGGAATGGGCATTCCTCCTATTCCAGGCGCAGCTGCTCCTAAAAAAGAAAAGCCCGTTCTTTTCATCTTTATTGATGATAAAGATACGGAAGAGCTAAAGAAAAAAAAATATCCAGATGGCAGCAGCGAGGTTGACTATCCAACTTATTCTGTGCTCCCATCCCAAATAAAGGACTGGTGCGGCAAAAATATCTTGCCTACCGAAAAAAACGATCTTTCCGACAACGTTTTAGAGATTCGACGTAAGAACATAGTCGACATTGTCACAGGTGACAAGCTAAATATTGGCGATGACGATATTCCATTTATACAAAAGCTAAAAAATGCAGTCTCTACCGATATTTTTGGAAAGAGGGAGCCTGACACGACAGTTGTCTTTACGCAAGACATGAAGCCAACCACCGAGGACATTACCGTAACCTTTATTAAATACAAAAAGTAATGATCAAGAGCTTTAGTCAATTTATAAACGAATCTACCGAGGATAAACCTAAATTTATTAAGGATATCGCGTTAAAGCTCTTGACGCAGGTTAGACAGCATAGTGTTGAAGATTCAGAAAATTATTCTAAATTTTCAGGTATGCACTTTACTGAACCATATCGATTTGATCTTAAATTAGAATTAAAAAAAGACTCTCAATTTACTGCAGAAGACGATCCTCATTTTAAGAACTTGCCGTGGGAACAACTCAATTTTAAGGAGGATAGCTATTCAATAGATGCAAATACCAGAGTTCATCATGATAAAACCAAAACGCCAGAAATAATTATCACATTGGTTATTAATCCCAACGACGAGCCTCATCTCTATCGCTCTTTACATGCAAGATTAGTCGATATTCTTACGCATGAAACAAATCATCTAGACCAAAACGGCCCTGGACGAGATCCCTTTAGTGCAAATCCAACTATTGGAGACTCTAGGAACTCAGCAAAGAAAAGCTATGAGTACTTTTTGCTACCTGACGAAATAGAATCAATGGTAGAGGGCATGTTTGCTAGGGCACAAGAGTTAAATCAGCCACTGGATGCTATCTTTGACGATTATTTACAGCCTTTTGTCAAATCCAAATATATTAATCCTCAAGAATACGATAAAGTAATGCAAACTTGGGTAAAATATGCGATTGAAAGGTACCCAGAGGTAAATTTTTCGAAAAACGTCGAAAAAATAGTAAATTCCATCTAAAACTTAAGTGTGATTTTTAGTATAAAACACTAAAAAATACTTAAAATGAATCAATTTGAAAAATTTAAGGAAGAAATAGCTGAGATCCAAGCTGCCATTTTCAATCCGATTAACTCTCTTATTACCGAAGCAGATGATGACGCTCAAAAGTATTATGGAAAAGGCGTACGTAGCGCTGGAAACCGTCTTAAGAAGAAGATGCAAGAGATCAGAAAATCTATTAAGCACCCCGAGGTAAAAGCCAAGATGACTGCTATCCAAAATTCAGCAAAAAATCTTCGTGAGTCCCTTATCGAAGAGTCAAAAACCAAGTAAAATCCACAACTAACAGATTTACTATAAAAATGCCTCTTTTTGAGGCATTTTTTACATAAGGTAAAAAACTTAATCATTTTTCTTAGTACTATAACTACAAATAATAACTTCATAATCATGACAGACTTTTTTGACTTACCAGAAGACGCCATTTCAAAAGGAAAAGGCACAAAAGGCGTAAAGAAAAGCGATCCGAACATCTACGATCCCGATCCAAACGCGTACAACGGCTCCTACAAGTCGGTTTTTAGATTTTTGCCCTATGTTTTTGACAAAACAAAGAGCAAATACACTAAATACTCGGCCAAGTTTTGGAACCCATTGACCAAAGAATCACTCATCATAGACTGCCCGTCTAATGTTGACCAGCCCTCTATTCTTTGGACATTAGAATCAGTTATTCGAGGCCTTAAAAAAGAAGAGCCAGAATTAGCTGAAGAATTAGGCAAAAACTTTTCAAGATGGTACACTCATCACTCTGCCGTGTATATCAAGAAAGATCCACAGCGTCCTGAGTTAGAAGGCAAGATCCAAATCTTTAAATTTAGAAATCAAATCGATCAGATCATCGAACAGCAAGTAAATCCTGAGGAGCTTGACGGACTTGCCGACGTTAAAAAGATCAATCCGTTTCACCTATTAGAAGGAAAAGACTTTTTGTGTGTTGTTGGTAAAAAGACCAAGGACTATCGAGACTGGACAAAGTGTAAATTCATGGACGAGGTCACTCCACTAGTTTTTAAAGTAGGTGACACGACTGTGCAAGTAAAAAATGAGGAAAAAGTAGTTAAGTTGGTGAATGAGTTCCTTACCAAAAATACTCCAAAAATGGACGAATACCTTCACCAAGATTGGACTGAAGAGACTTTTGCAAGAGTTGCAGAGGCAATTGTTTCTGCAATTCCTCAGCGTAATATCTTAGAGATGGTGCTTGAAAAGAGCAAAGATCAAAAGATAAATGCTCTTATCCGCAGTAAGATGAAGCCAATTAAATCAAATAATCCAGTTGCTGCAACAGATGATCTTGATTTTGGCCTAGCTTCCACACCAGCTCCTAAAAAAGACACGGAATCTGTCCAGGTGCCAGCTAAATCTGAGCCATCTGACGAATACGATTCTCTCTTTAATGACCTTTAAAAAAATAGTATAACAATGACAGAAGAATTAAAAACCCCAGAATCCCAAGTGAAAGTAGAAAAATCTTCCACTCAAGAAAATTCTCAAGAAGCTCCAAAGAATGTTTTATTTGGCACTATTGGTTACAATGATGATGCTTCTTACGAAAATTTTATCCAAACCATGAATCTAGGACAGGCGATATTTGCTCTAATTGCCTCTGCTAATTACTCACAAGCCAAAGGCAGCTTTAACTTGTTCGAGTCAGAAGTTCTTTCTACTGCTATTCGAATAATTCGTAAAAATTCTACATCTGAGCCTACCAACACAGGTATGCCTACACAAGCCTAAACAATGGATCTAATAATAGATGGAAATGCCTTTATTAATGTCGCAATCAGCGTGACTAAGAATCAGACTGCTCGTGACAAGAGAACAGACGAAGCATATTATGTCAACGATTTGTTCAACGACGGCGGTTTCATCCTTAAAGAACACGTTAGGTTAGTCTTTAGAAACTTTTGCTTTACTTATCTCAATTCACTCATTGCACCCATCGGGCTCACGCTCGATCGGGTGCATTTTGTGTTTGACTCAAAGAGTTGGCGTAAGGAATATACCGCCAGCTTCTTTGAACGTTCGGAATTTAAGACCAGCTCGGCTCCGACTGAGTTTGCCTATAAGGGTAATCGTCGCTATGACGATCACCAGTACCTGTTCTTTGATTACTTTCAGCAGGTAATTATTTCTGCACTCAACGAAAAGTGCGGAGTTAACTACTATCGATTTAAGAGCACTGAAGGGGACGATATTATTGCCTATCTGTGTGAGAAAAGTGATCGCGATGTCCTGATCTACTCAGTTGACCAGGACCTAAAGCAATTGGTAGGTATTGCGGACAAAAACGTGATGCTGATTGTGCCCAAGCAGATGAGCAAGACCAAAAAGATCTTTGTGCCAGCTGCCCTCATTCCAGACAAAGCAGAGGACGAGGTCGACGATTTTTTCTCGCTCAGCGAGTCGCATATTAGTGGCTCTTCTACTGATAAGGTGATCCGAGCCTTTAAGAACAAGGACTTTGCCGAACAGAGTGTTAACCTTACCGATGAAGTTCTTAATAAGGTTCTATTAGGGGACAAGTCAGATAATATTCCAAAAATCACAGGAGTGACTCCATCTAAAGCCAGCAAGGTGATCGCTGCGCTTACTACTCTCCACGGAGAAAAACTAATTTCTTTATTAGATGAATTTGATGAAGAATTTATTTTATCTGTTATCAAGGAAATTAGTATAGTAAACAAGTTAAAAGACCAGGATAAAATAGATGAACTTAGGGAACATTTGATCTTTAATATTAAGATAATACGTCTCTCTACCAAAGTTTTTCCAGAAGAAATCAGAGAGGCTCTGCAAGGATTCTTTTCTGAGTACGCATACCTAAAATTCAATCACAAAGAATTTAACTCTTTGAAAAATAACCTATCTTCATTATGAAACCATTATACGAAAGAATTCTCGTAAAGCCAAAACAAAAAGAAACAACGACCCGTCATGGGATCATGCTGCCTGAAAAAGCAGTAAAAAAACCAAACATTAGTACAGTCATCTCCTGCGGAGAAGGCAGTCCAAATAACCCAATGTTGGTAAAACCTGGAGATATTATCTTGCATAACCGTTTTGCTGGAAGCGATCTTATGTATCGTGGAGAAAAGCACTATGTTATCTTATCAAATGAGGTAATTGCAATCCTTGAGGACGAAAATGAGATTAACCTTGATGATTTTGAATAGAGATGAAAAATAAATTATTTCGCTGGTTCAAGTACAGGCTTACTCGACTCTACCTAAAGATAATTGGCGTCAAGCTCTCACTAGATTCTACCATTCTCAATGATGAGCAAAAAAAGGGCGTCAGAATAGTAAAGATGCTAGCGACAGACAAGGATTCTGAGATCCTTATGGCGCCGATCTCAAATCGATACTTTATTAAAAACGATGAGATCTTTGTTGTTCTTGACCTGTACCGTATTACCGTCATTAACTCAGTCTATCATTATGATATTCATGTAACTGAAAATACTAGTAGCGAGTTAGCCGCCTTTATGCGTAGAATAATTGAAAAAAAGCGCAGCCTTATGGAAAAGGAAATGCGAGCCAAGATAGAAAAAAGTCTCGACCATATAGTCGTCCACCTCACAGAAAAATTCAATAAAAAAGGAGAAGCATAGCTTCTCCTTTTCTTTTTAGCTTAATCGTTATTAGAAGCTTGGGATAAATCCAGTAGATTCTGAGCTCAACTGACCTCCAACTCTTGTGATAGTGATTCGGTTGATGAACTTGTGAATACCTCTTGGGAAATCAACTTTAATATCGATGATTGCAGTGTTAGCTGAGATCACCTCGTTAGTATTGTTTGAAGAGTCAAACACTATTGAGTAGGAAGAGAGTCCTCTGGCTGAAACTACTGCATCTAAGTAATTTTGAACAATGGTTTTTACCCTTAATCTCGTGATCTCGTCGTTAAAGTCAAACAAGAAGTTAAAAAGGATCTTTTCAATATCTCTCTCAATAGTAGACAAGTTATCACGAATATGAGCATTATTTAACGCTGAATTAATTCTTTGATATGCAGTATTGTTAGAGAAAAGGATAATTCCAAAGCCTCTACGCTTTACTATTAAGTTATGACCAACTGGCTCTAAGAAATCTCTGTCCTCGTCTGTAAGATCGTACTCAAGACCAACTATTTCAGGATCAGTAACTGCTCCGCGTTTTCCTCCAGCTACAATCAAGAAAGGAGTTCCGTTCTTGAATTTTCTAATATATAGATTAGAAATATACGCAGCAGGTGGTACCGAGATATTTTTAGTACCGCTCCTGATAATTAAGTTAGGAAAGTAATACGTTGCATAGGAAGATAAAGGAACTCCATTTACGTCTTCTTCTGCAAATTTAAACAGGTATTCTGGATTCAAGGAAAGATCTCCT